TCAGTAGTACTGGTGAAGTGATAGGATTGCGACAAACGAAGAGGACTAAAGCTATCGGATGCAGCGCATTGAAAACAATGATCGAAAGTGATACTCTCTTGATTTCTGATTTCATGACAGTTCAAGAACTCAGCACTTTTATCAAGAAACACAATACTTATCAAGCTGAAGAAGGGAAAACAGATGATATTGTTATGACTTTGGTAATGTTTTGTTGGTTTACAACTCAACCGTATTTCGAAGAACTTACTGATGTTAATATTCGAAACATAATTAAGAGTAACTATCTAAATATTGAAGAAAATAATCATCTCATCTTCGGTTTCTATGACGATGGGATAGATGAAACATATGATGGGATGGAAGACCCCTCTCTCTTGAAACATTAATTTCGAATCTGTGCTCAAAATAAATACTACAGGATACTTCCTTACATGTAAATAATCAACAAACCCTAGGAGATCTGCATGTCAACTGTAACTCAACTTAGTCCAGGGGTGGCTACTAGAGAAATTGATCTTACCAACTTTGTGCCTAGCGTCGGCATGAGCGGCGGCGCATTTGTCGGTCAGTTTGTTTGGGGCCCTGTACTGCAATATACGATTATTAATAGCTCTAACGAACTTGCCAAGATTTTTGGGAAACCAAGTGAATCGAATTATGTCGATTGGTACGTTGCAAATAACTTCCTGGCTTATACAGGTAATCTGAATGTTATTCGTGTGGTTGATGAGACTGTCGCGAAGAATGCAACAGCTGATGGTCTTGGCCTTCTCATAAAGAACGATGATCATTTCCACACAATCGCAGGAACTAATCAATCTGCACTTTTTGCTGCTCGTTGCCCAGGTGTGATTGGCAACAGTCTAAAAGTTAGTATTGCTGATTCCGCAACTTTCTCGTCATGGGCTTATAAAGATCAATTCGACCTTGCCCCAGGAACGAGCGAATATGCAGCGGCGCTTGGTGCTTCGAATGACGAGTTGCATGTTGTTATCGTCGACGAAGATGGGCTATTTACTGGTGTGCCTGGATCGATTCTCGAAAAGTATTCTTTCTTGAGCAAGGCTAGTGATGCAAAACAGCTAGATGGAACACCTTCTTTCTACGGAAATGTTTTAAATAATCAGAGCCGTTACGTTTATTATCTAGGATCCCCCTCTGACGCTGATTTAGAAACTAACCTTATGGTGACTGGTGTTAATATTACTGATGGCGGATCTGGATATACAACTGCAACTGTCACGTTTTCGCCTGCGCCTGTTGGGGGCGTAACAGCAACAGGTACTGCTGTTATTTCTGGCGGTTCAATTACTGATATTACTATTACGAATCCTGGCTCTGGATATACGAGCGCGCCGACGATTACTATCACCGGTGATGGAACTGGCGCTACTGCTACTGCAGTTGTTTCCGATGTTGATTTTGATGATTGGGCACAGCCTGCTCAATCTGAAAATGGAACTCCTCGTAAATTTGCAAGCCTCAAGAATCAATTTAGTAAGAGTCTATCTGGCGGCGCAAATGGATCAACTCCAACGAGTAACGATTTGATTGCTGGTTGGGATATGTTCCGCAATGCTGAAGAAGTTGATGTTAGTTTGCTTATCATGGGAGCAGCCGGTGGTCGTACGTCTAGTACAACTGTTATTCAATATGTGATTGATAATATCGCTGAAGTTCGTAAGGATTGCGTGGTATTTTTCAGCCCGGATTTAGAAGATGTGTTGAATAAAACTCAATCAGATGCCACTGCAAATGTTATTGCCAAGCGAAACAGCATTGGACGCAGCTCGAGCTATGCTGTTATGGACAGCGGATGGAAACTTCAATATGATGTGTTTTCTGATAAGTATCGTTGGGTTCCGCTGAATGGCGATATCGCTGGTTTGTGTGCTAGTACTGATCATAACTTTGATCCGTGGTGGAGCCCTGCTGGTTTCAACCGCGGCAAGATTAAGAATGTTGTGAGTCTCGCGTTCAATCCTAACAGAGGGTCTCGCGATGAACTTTATAAAAACAACATCAACCCTGTGGTTACTTTCACAGGAGATGGCACTGTTCTCTATGGAGATAAGACCCTGCAAACTAAAGTTAGCGCGTTTAGTTTCATCAATGTTCGTCGTCTATTCATTGTTCTTGAGAAATCAATCGCCAAAGCTGCTAAGTATCAGCTCTTCGAATTCAACGATCAATTTTCTCGTGCGCAATTTAAGAACATGGTTGAACCGTTCTTGCGCGAAGTTAAAGGTCGTCGCGGTATCTATGATTTCAGAGTTGTTTGCGATGATACGAATAATACACCAGAAGTTATTGATCGTGGTGAATTCGTGGCTAGCATCTTTGTTAAGCCTTCTCGTAGCATCAATTTCATCACTCTCAACTTCGTTGCTGTTCGTACTGGCGTTGAGTTCAACGAAGTTGTTGGCGCGGTTTAATTAGGAGACGCAAATGCCAAATCCAAGCGTAAATTCATTCATTGCTAATTTTCAGGGCGGCGGCGCTCGTCCTAATCTTTATGAGGTGATTCTAACCTTCCCTTCCTTGGTCTCGAATCCGTTTGCTACTTTGAAGGCTAGTTACACTTGTAAAGCTGCAACTATTCCTTCAAGCAACATGGCGGCTATTGATGTTCCGTATATGGGTCGTGCTGTGAAAGTTGCAGGTGACAAGACTTTTGATGATTGGACTGTAACAATCATTAACGACACTGATTTTGCTGTTCGTGATGCGTTTGAGCGCTGGCTCGATCGTATCAACGGTCATGAAAGCAACGTTGCTGCATTTGGATGGGGAAATCCCTCAAACTACTATGCAAATGCTGTTGTTCGGCAAATGGGTCGTGAAGGACAGTATCTGAAAGAGTATTATGTTGAAGGTATCTTCCCAACTCAAGTTGGTGAAATTCAACTTGGATATGATCAAAATGATCAAATTGAAGAATTCCAAGTTACATTCGCAGTGAATTACTGGTCTTCATATACCACTTCTTGAATTATGCAAGGGGGGCTTCGGCCCCTCTATGGTGTATAAATATTGTGAATGTAATTCATTTTGAGGAACACTGATGAATATTTTCGGTTATACGATTACAAAAGATCAAAAAGCTGGTAAGCTTGATGCTTTTCAGATTGAGGCTGATTCCGCCGCAGAGGTTTTGGGTGTAAATACCGCAGGGGTGATGCTATATAGCTATGATCTCGTCACTGTTCCTGAAAATGAAGCCGAGTTAATTCGTACCTATCGTCGAATTGCGATGAGTCCAGAAATTGATATGGCTCTCGGGGAAATTAAGAATGAAGTTTTCATTTTCGATGTCCCTGGTCGTCGTGCAGTTGATATTGGTTTTACAAGCGATTCGAAATTAAGCGAATCAGTTAAGAAAAAGATATCAGAAGAGTTTATCAACATCTATAATATTGTTGATTTTAATAATGTTGGATTATCGTTGTTCATGGATTGGTACATTGATGGGAAGATGTTTCTGCACAAAGTAATTGATACTTCTAAACCGAAAGAGGGGATTAAGAAAGTTATTCCCATCGATCCACTAAAAATTAAGAAAGTTCGCGAAATTCCCAAACCAGACAAAAATGGTATCTATAACGTTGCTGATGTTGTTGAATACTATGTTTTTGTTGATAATCCTGGGGGAATAAGCAAAGCGTCTCTTGCTGAAATAAACCGAGGGCTGAAAATTCAGCCCGATGCAATTTCGTATTCTGATAGTGGCATCTATGATAAGAATGCCAATTGTGTTCTCAGTTACTTACATAAAGCTATTGTTCCATTTAACAACCTTCGTTTGATGGAGGATAGTCTCATCATTTATCGGGTGAGTCGAGCGCCTGAGCGTCGAGTGATCTATGTTGATGTGGGTAACTTACCTAAGAACAAAGCTGAGCAGTATGTTCGTGATTTAATGAATCGATTCAAGAACAAACTTGTTTATGATAGCAAAACTGGTAGTGTTGTTGATAGAAAGAATGTTCTAAGTATGATTGAAGATTATTGGCTTCCGCGTCGCGAAGGTGGTCGCGGAACAGAAATATCAACGCTTCCGGGCGGAGAAAATCTCGGAATTGTTGATGATGTGAATTATTTTAAAACCAAGTTGTATCAAAGTTTGAATGTTCCGATAAGCAGATTTCAAACAGATTCATCACCCACATTTGTATTTGGTAAGGGTGTTGAGATCAACCGCGATGAATATCGTTTCAAGAAATTCATTGATAGATTGCGTCAGCGTTTCATGCTGTTGTTTGAAGATTTGTTAAGAACTCAACTTCTTCTTAAGAAGGTTATTACCGAACAAGATTGGGAAACAATTCGTCGTTGTATTCAATGGAATTTTGCGGAAGATAATAATTTCGTTGAATACAAGGAAAGCGAAATTCTAAATAATAGGATACAGACTTTAACATCAATTGATCCTTTTGTCGGTAAGTACTTTACGCGCGAATGGGTCATGAAGAATGTTTTACGCATGAATGATGAAGAAATTCGAAAAATTGAACAAGAGTATCCAGAAAATTCAGAAGAGGGCGCCGAAAATGAATTACAGGGCGAGCCGAGTCAATTCACAACCAATGAAGAATGAAGGAGAAGCCGTGGAAAAGCAAGAATTCGTAGAAAAAGTTTCTGAAAGTTTGAAGCAAAACAATACGTTAGAATTTCAGAAAATTTTCACCGCTCGTTTGCAAGAGCTCCTCGATACTAAATTAGCTCAATTGAAAGAGGAAATGGATGATCCTGAAATGGAAGCTGTAACGAAGATTGAAGTTGCCGCTAAAGGATTTGGTGGCGGTGAAGCTGAATACGATGAAGGTGTTCTAGTTGTAACTCTTCGTAGTAAACAAGCTGCTCTTGAATTTAGCGATTGGCTCGAAGATTGTGAATATGTTGATAGTTATGGAATGGAAGTTATTCATAATGAACCGTTGGAAGGTTATTCAGAAAGAGAAGACATTGATATCGATTCGATCACAGATGATCGTAACTTTAGTTTTGAATTTACAATTTATCTGAATCCTGATCTCGTTCAGTATGATCCCTATGAGTATGAAGAAGAGCCAGAAGAAGGTGAGGCGGGTGAAGAAGGCGAGGAGGGTGAAGAGGAGATTGGTGAAAGTGTTGAACAAATTGATGAAGTGACTCGTGTAGTTAAAGTTAACTTCAAAGGAAAGAAACGCATTAAAATGCAATGCCAACGCGGATTTAAGTGGAATCCGAGTACAAAATCTTGCGAGAAGATTGGTGGTGCTGAACTGGCAACTATGCGCAAAGCAATTCGCAAAGAATTACTTACGAAGAAATCCAAAGGTTCTGGATTTCGTAAGCGTGTTGTTCGTAAGATGAAGAAAGCTATGCGGTATCGTAAACAAATGGGATTACCGGTGTAACTATGAAACTACTAGTCGAATTAAACGATGATCTGAATGTGCAAGTTCTCACTGAAGGTGCTGGTTCAAACAAGCAGTACTTCATTGAGGGAGTTTTCTTGCAAGCAGACATCAAAAACAAAAACGGTCGAATGTATCCAAGAGATGTAATTCGATCTGAAACGAATCGCTATATCAAGGAATACGTTGAAACTAATCGCGCTCTAGGTGAATTAGGACATCCGACTAATCCAAGTATCAACCTTGATAGGGTGTCACACAAGATTGTTAATTTGCGCGAAGATGGCAGTAATATTATTGGTCGTGCGAAAATTATGGATACTCCATTTGGGAAAATTGTAAAAAATCTAATGGATGAAGGCGTTAAACTCGGTGTGAGTAGCCGCGGTTTAGGAAGTCTTCGCGAAGAAAATGGCGTTAAAGTAGTTTGCGAAGATTTTCGTCTTATTACTGCCGCTGATATCGTAGCTGATCCATCTGCTCCTGACGCATTCGTTACTAACCTTATGGAAAATAAGGAATGGGTTTGGGAGAATGGCAAATTGGTTGAACGTGAAGTGGAAATTAAAAGAGCTATAAATACAATGACAAAGAAAGGTAAATTGAACGAAGAGAATCTGATTAAGGTTTTCGAATACGTTCTGTCCCAGATTTAAGGAGATCCTATGGACATCGCACAAGAACTGAAAGGATTGCTCGAGAGTGTCGAACTCTCTGAGGACACTTTAATTAAACTTAAACTGATGGTTGAGCAAGCAATTCAAGCTCGCACAGCTTCGTTGCAGGAAGAAATTGAAACCGTCAAGAAAGAAGCTGAGAAACAAATTGAGCAAATCAAAGAAAAAGCAGATGAATATGCTCAATATGTTGTTAAGGAAATGAGTGAGAAGATTGATTCTTACGCTGAATACGTGGTTGAGAAATTCATCGAAGAAAACAAGGCTTCTTTGATTGAACATCAAGAATTCTTGCGCATGAAGAATATCTTCGAAGGCGTTAAGCGTGCATTTGAAGAAGGTTTCGTGAAGTTAGATGAATCTGATGTTGTTGCTGAGTTGCAATCTAAACTTGATGAGAGCACTGAAGCTTATAACAAGTTGTTTGAAGAAACTGTTGCTCTCAAGAAGCAAATTGAAGAACAACAATTTGCT